TTATTCATTCAGAGTCACCTCGCTAAGTGGTAAAGTAAAGGTAAATACACAGCCGTGCGGTACATTGTCGGCAAGCGTCAGCGTCCCGCCGTGCAACTCGACGATCGCTTTGCACAAGGTAAGCCCGATTCCAAAGCTTCTGCGGCTGTCTGCGACTGTGTTTTTTCCGGTGTAAAACATTTCAAAAATGTGCGGTTTCACATCGTCTGCAATTCCGTTTCCGTCATCGGCGACACGGATCACGGCATTCCCACCCTGTTTTTCGACACTTACGCAGATCTCGGAGCCTTGTTCGGTATATTTCAAGGAGTTGTCAATAAGATTGACGATGACCTGCACGATAAGCTGTGCGTCCATACGGTCAAGGATCAGATCGTCGCACCTTACCGTCACCTTGTGTCCGACCGATTTTTTCTTCAAATGCGAAACGGCTTCGTTGACCACTTCGTCCACAAGCTGGTCGGTAAGTTCCAGCTTTAGGCGTCCGTCATTCAGTCTTGTGACATACAAAAGATTTTCCACTACGCCGATCAACCATTCGGAATCGTCATAAATATCTTTATAGATCTGCTGTTTGGTTGCTTCGTCCAGGCAGCTTCCGTTATGCAAAAGCGTGTCCGCATTACCAGAAACGGAGCAAAGCGGCGTGCGCAGATCGTGTGAGATTGACCGCAAAAGGTCGGCACGCAGCTGCTCGCTTTTTGCAAGATCTGCCACCCGTTCCTTTTCGGCGGCGTTGTGAGCATTATCCATTGCCAGAGCACATTCGTTCACAACCGAAAGTACGATGCTGCCTTCAAATGAATCGGGCTTTTCGGGTTTCATCGGTATTCCGATCACCCCGTAGACTCTGCCGCCTGCACGGATCGCAAGATAAAGACATTCGGATTTTCTAAACTGTGCGGTCGTTGCTCCTGCACGGCAACCATTTTGAAACACCCATTCTGCGGTTTGCCGCTCTGCATCGCTTAGCAGCTTTTCAGCGTGTGTATCCTTTTTTTCGGCATACAGCCGACCGGACAACATTCCGTTTTCGCCTTTCATATAGGCAACAATGCTTCGGTCAAGCAGTCGCGAGAGCTGCATACAGGTGACGCTTAAAACATCATCGTTGCTTTTTGCTTTTTGCAGCAGACGGTCAGTGTCGAACAGCACCTGCACACGGAACGCGGAGCGAGCCGAGAGCCTTGCATGATCTTTCAGCTTCGAGGCAAGCGTGCCGGTGAGAATGGAAGATGCCAGCATGACTGCAAAGGTAACGGGATAGCCTACGGCATAGGTCTGAAAGGACAACCTGGGTTCGGTAAGGAAAAATCCGAACAATACAACACTTAGAAATGAGCCTGCCATACTGCAAAGGTATCCTTTGGTCAAAACGGAGATCATCAGCACACCGAGGATATATACCGTAACGATATTGGTATCGGAAAAGCCGAGATGATCGAACAGAAGCCCGATCGCCGTGCATACGGCAAGCGCCAGAACGGTCACGGCAATATTCCGCAGCGAAGGTATCTCTGTACCAAAGAACAGACGGCGTCTGTGAGGCTTTGTGTAGTTCAGCGTGTCTGGAATAATATGAATGTCAACATCAGGGGCGGAGAAAATCAGCTTTTCGGTGAGAGTTGGTATCCCAAACAGACATCTTCGTCTGGCGCTGCTTTGACCAATCACGATTTTTGTGACATCGGAAAGCCTGACATATTCCGAGATCTGAAGTGGTACATCCTCGCCATGCGTCATAACGATCTCGGCGCCGAGCTTTTGCGCGAGCTGTATGTTCTGCGAAAGTCGGGACTGATCCTCATCATTTATAACCGTATCCGTCTGCACATAGATGGCGGTAAATCTTGCATGAAGGACCTTAGCCATCTTTGAGGCGGTGTGTATGATCCTTGCATTGGACGGCGAAGAGGATAGGCAGACAAGGATATGCTCGTCTGCGCCTTTTTTTGACTGCTCGGTTTGTGTTTTCATCTGGTCACCGTCCTTTTGTTTTATTATACATCAAAATCGTGAAATAATCTACCGCAAACTAAAATGTATTCTCTTTGCTGTCGGAAAGAATAATATCGACCTTTCCGTGCGTTTCCCGAAAGCGGTGGATCTCGCTTAATATCTCACTGTCGGACAGCCCATGTGGCAGCAGAACTTCGGAAGGCTTGCAGGATTCGTTTTCCCTTAACAATGCCTTTCTGTTTTCTTCAAGAAATCGGTCCAGCCTGATCATAAGATAAAATCCGAAAGCAAATATGCCAAGCAGACTGACAATCAGCAATAACTCAGCCAATTCCGTTCACCTCTGTCAAATGTGAAAACACTTTTGCAGTTCTTTATAAGCACCGAGAACCAAAAGGGTGATCTTGTCCGTAAGAACGGTTTCCGGCGTAACTGCCATATTAATTTTTCCGTTCTCCTTAGTCGCCATAATATTGATGCTGTATTTTCTGCGGATATCCAGTTCCCCGACGGATTTGCCGACCCATCCCTCCGGCACCTCTACCTCAAAAATGGCATGAGCCTCATCAACCTCAATATAATCCCGAATGTGGTCGGCGGTGTACCGAATAGCAGCCCAATTTGCTACCTGTTTTTCTGGGGAAACGACCTCGTCCGCTCCGTTGCGCAGAAGAAATTTTGCCTGCACATCACGCTCGGCGCGGGACACAACTAATTTTGCACCGAGCTCCTTCAGCAAAGAAGTGGTTTCCAGCGAGTTTTGAAAATCTCCACCGATGGTGACGATGCACACATCAAAGTTTCTGATGCCGAGCGACTTTAAAAACTCCGTGTTTGTGCTGTCGCCGATCTGCGCATTGGTAACGATCGACAGAATGTCATTGACTCTTTCTTCGTTGTTGTCTACTGCCATCACCTCGTGTCCTAACTTGTTAAGCTGCAAAGCGATATTCTTTCCGAATCTGCCGAGGCCTATTAACAATATGTTTTTCATAATATACTAACTCCTTTATCCAACTGTGATCTTTTCGAGCGGCAGCTTTGCGACGCTCTGATTTTTATTGGAGATCGCCGCATAAATCAGGGTGAGTCCACCGACTCTACCGAGATACATTAAGACGATTAAAATAAGCTGAGACAGAATGCCGAGCTGCGGTGTGATCCCGAGCGTAAGCCCGACCGTTCCGACGGCGGATGCCGTTTCATAAAGACAAGTGCTAAGCGGCAGACCCTCTGCCATGCTGATAACAATGCCACCGATAAAAAACAGCAGGAAATACATTACGGCAATGGTTACGGCGTTTTTCACTGTCGAACCATCAATGCGCCTGCCGTAGACTTCGGCATCATCCTTTTTGCGACAGACGGAGAATGCACTCAGAATCAGAACGGCAAACGTGGTCGTTTTCATACCGCCTGCCGTGGAGCCGGGCGATCCTCCGACGAGCATCAGCAGAATCATAATTGCCTTAGAGGAACCGGTCATAGCGGGAAGATCGGCGGTATTGAAACCGGCGGTTCTCGGTGTGACAGACTGAAAAAGCGACGCAAGAATCCTTTCGCCGAGCGGCATCCCCGTAAAATCACAGAAGAAAAAGAATACTGCGGGAGCGATAATGAGGATTGCCGTTGTTACCAATATGACTTTACTTTGCATACGGTATTTTTTGAAATGCCACTTGTTTGTGTAAATATCGTCCCAGGTCAAAAATCCAATACCGCCCACAATAATTAAAAGCATAATTGCAATGTTTATTGTAGGCTCTCCGATGTATTCCGTAAGAGACGGGTATTTGTTTTCTGCGGTGCCGAGTATGTCAAAGCCGGCGTTGCAAAAGGCGGAAATCGAATGAAATGCCGCCATCCAAATTCCCTTGATACCGAATTTTCCGCAAAATGTCGGCAGCATGACGAGCATTCCGATAAGCTCGATCAAAAAAGTTCCCCGTACAATAAAGCGGGTCAGGCGGACGATCCCGCCGACCTTCGGGGCAGAGATGGCGTCCTGCATGGTACTGCGCTGCATCAGCGATATTTTTCTGCCGGACAGCATAGCGAAAAATGCCGCAACTGTCACAACACCGAGCCCGCCTATCTGGATCATCAGCAGTATTACCGTCTGCCCGAAAGCGGACCAATAGCTACCTGTATCCTGCACGACCAGCCCCGTAACGCAAACGGCGGAGGTCGATGTGAACAGCGCCTCATGAAACGGCGTAACAACTCCGGCAGTCGATGAAAACGGCAGCATCAATATCAGCGCTCCAAGCACTATGACACTGGCAAAGCCCAAAACGATCAGCTTAAAGGATGACAGCCTCTTTTTTCTATGTGTAATTTCAGACATATATACTTCTCCTATTTCTTCTTGTTTATAAAGAGAATACCGTGAAACATAATAAAACGGTGTAATGATTCAGCGCTCTGTATTAAGATTGCATTAAGACGCTCATTCTTTCAAAAAACAGTGCAGAGTATAGCAAAAAGGCACAGACAAAGGCGGATCGTTTGTAACCGTTGTGCGGCTTGAAACGGAACTCAGAGCCACTCTCACAGAACAGCAAAAGGTTCCGTTCGAACAAATTAAAAAACGGATGCAGAAATTATAACCGGCATGAGCTACAAGCGTTCACAAACGGATTTCGATTTACATCACGGCTGATGATGGAAGTGTACGAGCCGACACCTGAATTAGAACCGTAACAAAGTAAGATAATCGGAAACGGGATCGCACGATTCTGTTTCTGTTTCGAAAATATATACTGCAACAGGCAGAGAATCTCACCGTCCTTTACCTGTTTTCTTTTGGCGGATAGCCCTCGAGATTTTGAACATTTTGTAAATTCTCAATTTTAAGGTGTTAGAACACCCGATTTTCGGCATGAAAAGTGAGGGGATAAAATTTTCAATCATTTCAAACCGCATAAGCGACTACCGATTAAAGCCGAGAGATTACGCCGTCTACTGCTGCCTTGTAAAACACAGCGATAAAAACGGTGTCTGCTTTCCGTCACGGCGGCTGATCGCCGAGGAATGCTGATTGACAAAAAGACGGTGGACGCAGCAATCCGAAGTCTTGAAAAAGAAAAAGCGCTGCAGACAGGACGGATCAAACACAAGCAACGCCTACACGGTCAAGTTATTTCGGTAGTGTATTTTTTCGTACAGGGTGGTGTAAGAAACGGTATCGCAGAACTATACTGGTGCTAGAATATAACCATAGACACGAAATGTTAAACAAGCTATACTTATAGAAAAAGGAGTTCAACACAATGGCTAAAAATCAAAAATCATACACCCCAGAGTTTAAACAGCAGATTGATATTTATTTCCGTTACATCGGCAATGTCACCGAAATGTAAAGATCATAAAAAAGGCGAAAGACAGGCGGTGCATATGCACTACCTGCCATTCGGCGCCCGATTAAACAAAGGTATCCTTATGGTAACCCAGTTAATACTGGTTTTTTCGGCACATATAAACCAAAGGGAACTATTCCCACTCTATAATTCGTAAATAAAACCTATTTAAATACATTAATTTACTATTAATTCTATTCTATATATTTAATTAAATTATAACCATTTTTAACTGGCTATAAATTCAAATAGTATCACAGTAGTATTACATCAATAGCAATTAGCCAACATATCATATGATACTTTTAATGTGTTACTACATGAATACTAGAGTAAACATAATAACATATATTGATTAGATTGTACTACAAAATATATGCATTGTCAAAGCATAAAACTACGAGAAATCATATGATATTTCTAAAAATATGAATTTGTTTCCTACTTTCAAAATCTGTATAAAAATAAGTATTTTTGTTAGTTGATTTCCAATCACCTGCAACAATTATCTTTTTATCCATATTATTATACAGTTTGCCCTTAATTTCTCTAAATAATTCTCTATCCACAAATTTTAAAACAAAAGTGTAACCATGTCCCTCTAAAAAAATACATAAATTAGTATTATCATACAGATGTTTTTTAGGTTTACATTCGACAATTTTATAACCAAAACATCCTTTGTGATTCCACTTCTCGCTTCTTTCATCTAATAATAAAAATCCAACTTTAATTTCATCAATTTTAAAATTAATGTTATGAGCCTTACACAAGTTATATAATTCTGTTAATGTTCTAGGTGTATGTTTTCTCGAAACACCTGTATTATGTGATTGAGCATTCTTGTTTTTAGATTGCTTTTCTGATGGAATTTTAATATTTGCGAAAAACTTATCTAAAGTAAATCCCTTATCTGTAAGGTTTTTAATACTAGTACTTTGATTTTTAGCAAAAGGACAATCATCAATATGCTTAAACAGTTTATCCTTTGCACTAAAATAAGATGCTCTTTCACCATCTACCGAACATAAAAATAAATGTGCGTCACATTGTTCATTAGGACAAAAGTAGAATCTACTTCTGTCCTCCACGCTAGCTTCAGCAGCATAGATTATACTACTCTCATCATTTTTTATTCTATAAGCATATAAAGACATAAAGCACTCCTTGAGTTATTACTCAAACTCAATAGTTTCGTTAAGCTGTTCATTAATTTCAATTCTTGATTTAATGTCAATTTCTTTAACAAACCAATTCTGTAATTCACAGTTTTTAATAAATTCATCGATTCTATTTACACCATTTATTTCTTTTAGTGTAACAACTACTCCAAATCGTACACCTATACCGTCATCAGGATTTAATCTATTATTGGTTTTTATTTCCATTCCCCAATTTTTATTGGTATAAGAAACTCTTGGCTTATAATTATCTCTTATTGTGTCTGATATGTATTTAACATTATCCCATTTACGAAACTCTTTTCTTGCATTTGCTTCTAATATATGGTGACCTTCGCCAAATTCAACATCTTCATTTTGATAATCAGAATTAATACCTCCACCAATTTTATTGTCATCTTTTATGCGACCAAAAGAAAGATTGAGTTCTGTATTGGTATAATCAACACCTTGTGCTCGACTACATTTTGGAAAATAACACATTGTTGCACGAGCTATATAAGGGTACTTGCCATCTTTTAAAGGTACAGGAAAATGATAATTATATGTATTCCATTTTTCATTAACATCTGAAACAACAAATTTAATTTCATCATCACTTGTCTTAATGATATCTTCTATCTTAATAGGAACCACACCATGACCATACAGTTTTAATTCACTTAGAGGTACACTTTTATTCCACTCTCTAGCAGAATCAATTATTAATGCTTTTGCAGTTTCCCTTCCCATCCCTAATACATCAATTAAATATGATAGTTTTCTAGCAATCCAAGGTGCAGCATAGGAAGTACCGGACACTTTAGCTTCTCCAGTATGTTCACATACTGTCATATATTGTTCTTTACTTCCACCGTAATAACTAACATCTGGCTTAGTAAAGAATGATAAAGCTAATCCTTTCCTTGAATACTCAGTAGCTAATTTATCCTTCGTTACCGCATTAACTACCAATCCATTAATTGAATCAGCAGGAGAACCGATTTTCTCAACATCAATACTTTCCTTATTAGTCCCTGCAATTACAAAAATAACATCATATTCAAATTGTATTTCATCAAGTATGGCTGATTCTGCCGAGATAAAATTGTCATTAATTTCTTTACTACTACCTAGTGAAATGTTCCAAACCTTTATATCCGTATTATTGCTAACAATCTCTTTAATTTGTTTTATTATTGTAAATGAAGAAAACTTATTACCGGTAGTAACACCAAAATGTCTTACTCTAAAGTTTCCACAACCATCATCCAACCAAGGATTAAATCTAGGACCATCAACAATAATTGATGTTACACCAGTTCCATGCTTTGTGTCCTCAAGAGTTCTAGGAATATTAGGGTCTAGCATATCGTGATATTCCACCCAATCCTTGAAATAAACATCCTCATAAAACAGTGTATCAATTACACCAATAGTAGGTTCTATGCTTGGAGGATCTATACGATATACTCTTTCATCATACTGATCAATAAAATTAGAAGGAGATAAATCTAATAAATCCTCCGTAGCCATTGACACTAAATAAGGTGCTTTATCAAATAATATGGCTAATTGCTGACTATCTAACAATACTGTTGTTTCGTTTAAAATTCTACTTTGAAAAACATCTATACCAAGCTTTTTTAATAAAGATTTAGTATCAGTATTAGTATTATATAGAGTGACAATACTTTGCTTAATACTAGGATTTGCTTCTTCTATATCAAAATCATCAATATAGGAAACATCACCTATTACTCCTCTAAATCTAGATTTTGAAATAGAATACTTTTTATAGTTAGGTTTATTCATTCTTGATTTATCTTTAAACATTACATAATCAATTATACCATCGAAACCATCTTCAAGTACACCATATGCCTTTGAAAGCAAATCGACACTTTTTTCTAAATCTTTTATATCTAGATAATAGGTTATTATATGTTTCGTTTTACTGTCATTAAATTTAGCTCCCACAACAGAATAATTTGAATTTTTTCCCTTAAATAAACAACTAATTCTATTACTTTTAGCAACCAATTTATTATAATACACTGAAACAAGTACTCCATCAAATGGCTTATTAACGCTATTCCAATAATCAATAAGTTTTTGCAACTTATTCTTTAATTGTAATATATGATTACTTGTAACAGGGAAATGACTGTTCATACTTTCATCAAAGTTGACAACACTTTTATCTTTCTGATTAAATTTATTACCTTTTAACTCTAATACATTATTCAATAGCATCTCTCTCCTTGTTTAATTTTCTTGAAACTGAACTTTTTGATTCCCCAGTTAATTCCTCTATTTCTCTTACTGTGAAACCTTGATCATAAAGTTCCTCTATGCTTTTATCCTTTAAAGGTCCAAGCAAATTATTATATAGTCTAACTAAATAATCGTAGTTTTTATTTGTATCACTAAAGGCTAACGAGGTTTTTATAATATTAATTAGCTCACCAGGATATGGAAGATGTTCACATTTTCTTAATATTTTTCTGAATAAGCGTATATCTTTGCTTGCATTTTTAAAATTTTTAATATATGAAACAAAATAGTATTCCGCAACTTCCAATAAATCCTCTTGGCTATACCTATTGAAATTAATTACTGCATCAAATCTTCTAACAAGTGCTTTATCGAAGTTAGAAAACAAGTTGGTTGTAGCAATAATAACAATTTCTTTGTTTAAGTCTGTTAGTCTATCAAACTCTCTTAACATAGTAGAGGTTACTCTTCCCATTTCTCGAACATCGTTATTGTTAATTCTATCTAAAGCAATAACATCAATTTCATCAAATAAAATAATACTCTTATTTGGATATGGTAAAGAATTAATATCAGCAAACACCTTAGAAATATTCTTATTTGTTTGACCAAGTTTACTATCAACAATATTATCAAAATCAACACAATATAATTTTCTTTCCAATAGTTTTGCAACAAACTTTGTAGCCTCCGTTTTACCAGTGCCAGGTAAACCTTCAAATAAAAACTTATTAATTCCTATATTATGATTAACTGCATTTATCACACCTTTAATATCACTAACAATATCAATAGGTAGCCTTAAAGTATTTAAATCTACAATATCAACTTCTTTAAGAAATTCACTTTCAAAATCATTAGACTGTGGAACATAAAAATTTGAATTTGACATCAAACTCATAATATACTCAGCTAATTGAGAATCACCTATCGAATCAAAATACCTCGCAATATTAATAGACTGATTTCTAAACGCATTATCATTTTTTTCAAAATGATATTGAATCAAACTAATTACATCCTGTTTTTTCATCTGTTATCATCCTCTCATTTATATTGTATCACCAGTTGGGACATTTGTCTATACTTTTGGGACGTTTTTCTAAATATTTATTTTCCTATTCACTTCATTTTTATCTAATATTATACTATAAATCCCCTAAAACAGAGCACTTTTGTGCTCTGTTTTGTGTTTTATTCTGTTTTTTTAAAAGTACAGAAATTGTAAAATCTATTCCAAAAAGTCATAACATCACCCTTTTATTATAAAATATCACAAAACCGATACTACATTCTTGTGCAATATGTAGAATTATCGTAAATACGATAATTTAACTTGAAATATCGTTTAACCGAGGTTATAATGTAACTAAAGTTAAGAAATTAACTTGCAAAAACAAAAAAAGAAAGCTGGAAAAATTATGAAAAAGAGAATTATTGTAAAAAGACCTATGAAGTCTGCTGAACTGATTGAAACTGAAATCAAGTACAGATGTAACCTTAAAGAGTACATCAGTAATGAAAGAAGAGTATTGCTTGAGCATGTACCAGTCTTAACAAACAGTGGACTATATGCTGTTGTTGATGAAGAAGGAATACCTAAAAATCTTGATAATAATATGTTTGTTTCTGTTCCATCAAATGTTCACCCAATTCAATTACTTTTCGGTAATGTGGTGTTTTGCAGATTATCATTTAATGTTAATGATGACTATGATTATCAAGTAGAGGACCTAACTGATGATGATATAGCTACTGTATCTACTTTAATTCATACTCAAAGATACTTAAGTAGTCAGTTTAAAAAACTTTACTCGTCATTTGAAGAATATAAAAGACCTAAAGTATTTACTTTTGAAGGAGGAGAACAAATTAATGGAAATTACTAAACTAAAAGCCATTAGATATATTGGAATTGCGGTATCAATCGCAATTTCAATTATCGTACGATTGATTATCGGTTATTTTAATGCCTTTATTATGTTGCCATTACTTTGGTGGATAATTTCTCGTATTCCGGAAGAAATAAGAGATATGAAAGAAGCACTTGAATATTGTGCTAGTCAAGAAGAGGAAGAAGTTGACCCAGTTCTTGCTCCTCTAATCGATATGGAAATCCTAGAAATTGACGAAGTTGATATACCTCTAAAGGCTGAGGAGGTATGTTATGAATAATATACTGTCTTTCAACGCTGACATTGACTTTGAGAATGTGAAAACTTTAGTTTTTAACATTTTCATTAAAAAACCTTCTGATTTCGAATATGACTATTGTGTACATTTTGCTATCAGAAAGATAAGCAATCTTCTCAATCACAATCAAATTACTGCAGAAGAATTAACTGATGATTATTTCGCAAGTATAATCATTGAGCAAATTTCTCAGTACAGATTGATGAATAAATGTTTGTACAGCAGTAACAGAATTCAGGAGGCTGGTTAATTATGAAAGCAAGACTACCGGCATTAAGCAATAATCAAAAAAAGAAAGCTCGTGCCGAAATTGAGAAAATGGCTGATGAGGTCTTAAGCCAAAAATATGAACAGGCAATGAGAAGATTTATGAAGATTACTTGCCATGTTCTTAACGAACATTATGGCTTTGGTAAGCATAGATTGTCTGTTGTATGTAGTGAAATAGGTAAGCTATCAACGGAACACGATAATGATGAACTGTTCTTTGAACATCTAGACAGGATTGTAATTGATTACTTGGGAATGAATTTTCCAAGAGAAAGTGAGGAAGAATGAAACTAACTAAAGAACAATTAAAGGCACTAAGGAAAGCATATCCTTATGGCACAAGGGTTGAATTAATCAGTATGGGTGAAGATCCTGCTCCAATTCAGCCTGGTACAAGAGGTAGAGTGCATAATGTTGATGATATTGGAACAATACATATTGATTGGGATAATGGAAGACAAATAGGTATTGTGTATGGTGTAGATAAAATAAGGAGGTTATAAATAATATGTTTGGAATAAAATCACAAAGAATCATCAATATGTTTGAAGAAGAGAAAACAAGTGCAAACAGAAACAACCCTTCGTTTTCATCATCACACGAAGGGTTTGCTGTAATATTGGAGGAAATCGAAGAGTTCAAAGAAGACTCAGAAAGAATAGAAAATGTCTTTTCTGCTTTATGGCAAGACATTAAGCAGAATGAAGAACCAAAGTATCAGCAGCAAAAGGCTCGTGAATTAATGGCTAATGTTAAAGACGCAATTTTGGAGTTAATTCAAGTTGGAGCAATGGCAAGTAAACTAATAGATTATCTTGAAATACAGGAGGCAGAAAATGTTTAGATATATTGAGCTGAGCAAGTTAAGACCTCACCCACAAAACCCTCGTAAAGAACTTGGTGACCTTACAGAACTTGCTGAAAGCATAAAAGCAAGAGGAATAATGCAGAATTTAACTGTTATTCCTTCCGAAAATAATGAGTATTACACTATTTTAATCGGGCATAGACGTGCCGAAGCTGCCAAATTAGCAGGTGTAACTACAATACCTTGTAATGTAGTTGATGAAGAAATGTCTGAGGATGAACAAGTAGCAACAATGCTACTTGAGAATATCCAAAGAGGTGATTTAACACCTTATGAACAAGCAAAAGGCTTCCAACTTATGATTGATTTAGGTAATGACATCAATGACATTACTAAGAAAACAGGTTTTTCTCAGTCAACAATCCGGCATAGAATCAGAATGTTGGATTTAGATGAACAGTTGTTAAGAGAGAAAGAAAATTCCGGTGCAACTTTGCAAGATTACATACAGTTGGAGAAGATTAAGGATAATGAAACAAAGAATGAAGTTTTGAAGGTCATAGGAACTTCTGATTTTCAGTTCAAGCTCACATCAGCATTGAAACAACAAGAACTGCAGGAACAAAAACAGAGATGGATTGATTACCTTACAAGTCAAGGTTGTATTGATATTTCTGATGTTGATAACAAATATCTTAAATATGATGTCTGCAGAACTGTTCCATTAACAGATAAGCCACTCAATCATAATATTGATGACTTATATCCTACAGATACTTCCGGTAATAGGTTTTTCTCTATACCAAATAACTTATATGCACTATATACAATAACTTTGTATATTGAATTAAGCAGTGAAGTTGACGAAGATGATACTGATAACGAAGGTTCATCATTACCAAGAATTGAAGAACCTGACTACTCAGAACAAATAGCAAGGCTTACAGAAGTTAATGATGTGGCATCAACAAGTAGAACTAATTTTGTAACTAAGCTATATGTACCTAAGAAGGACGATTACAAAATAATTGTATCTTATATGAAGAGTATAATGTTCCAAGAATGGAGAGCTTATTTAACTTACAATGATACTCAGAAGTTAAAAGAATACACCAATAACAATATTTGTGCAGAACAATTCTTATTAATATACTGCCACTACTTATCACAATGTGAGTGCACCTCCCTATTCTCACGATATGCCAGTAAACCAACCTACATTAAAGACGATAAGTTACTCAATTATGTAGAATTCTTGAAGAAACTAGGCTACCAAGTAGCTCAAGAAGAACAAGAATACTATGATGGTACTCATAAGGACTATTACACTCATACAGAGTAACCATTTTACTAAAAGCAAAGGAGATTATACTACTATGGAAAAGAAAAGCAACACAGAAACATTGGACATCAAACTAGCAGAATTAATAAATGAACAACTTAATTCCGCTGAAACTATAGACTTAGTGAAAAAGAGAATCAGCAATGGGATTGATGAGGCATTAACTAATCTGTTCTCTTGGAATGGTAAAGCAAAAAAAATCATTCAAGAAAAGCTAGAGTCAGTTATGGTTCCTGCTATTGAGAAATATGATTTTGATAGATATCAATTGAAACTTGATACTGTATTAACTGATATTGTTAATACAACAAGATTACAAGACAATGTTGATATTCTTGAGAATTTTAAGTCTTTAATGGTTGAAATTAAAGACAATAAGATGTCTTTAGAAGATATCTTTAGACGATATTGCAAGATGGTAAGTAAGAAGGTGGATACATCAGGATTAGAAGTAGTTACTGATGACGGTAAGCCTTATTATGACAATGTAAACTGTAGTGTCGAATTTGAAGATGGAGGAACAGCATGGTTTACTGATAGAAATTTAGGCAAACTTCTGTTTAAGTGTGATGAAGATGAATCATTAAACTTTACGCTTGATGTAATATCTAGTGATTCAGTCACTCGGACTGATAATTGGAGATTATGTCGAGTGCCAGGCACTACTGATATTCATTCCCTTAGGTTTGCTGATGAGTTTAAATTACTTATTCTTCAACTCATGAGAAATTTTACTAATATAAATATTAGCAAAACTTATTTATCAGAAGAAGTTGAGGTTGAAGATACACCGGAAGCAACATTTATTTAAGAAGAGGTCTTGAAAATGAAAATTAAAGTTAGTTCTGAATATAAGCAACTTGTTGATTTATTCAATAAACTAACCGGCTCAAAAAATCTCTGGGAAATTTTTAATGATTGTATTGAAATGTATGCGTTGGCATTCAAAAATATTTATGACATTAAAAATTTTGAGGAGAATGAAAAGAGATACTGCAATATTGCTAGTAATTACACTAAAGAACAAATGAAAATTGTTACAGAAATCTTAGCAGTAATTACAGAGATGATAGAAGAAAACCCATTTAGAGATTTACTTGGGAATTTATATATGCAATTAAATATGGGAAACGATTCTCAGGGTCAATTTTTCACTCCTTATTCTATCGCTCAATTAACAGCAGAAACTGCCTTTGATATTAAGATTGCAGATACTGAAATCAAAAATAAAGGCTATGTAACAATTAATGAGCCATCAGCTGGTGGTGGAGCTAATATGATAGCATTTTGTGAATTGCTAAAAAAGAACGGTTATAATTATCAAACAGATTGCATCATTGTATGTCAAGAATTGAATAGATTAACAGCTATGATGTGCTATGTTGTTCTATCATTGATGGGTTGTCAAGCAGTAATAAAGATTGGAGACACTCTCAAAAAGCCTTTTACAAATTATATAGATGAATTAGCAAAAGGTTCAGATTTATGGGAAACTCCACTATTTTATGTGAATGATTGTTATTTAAAGGTGTAATATATGGAAGATTATAAAAGTAACTTAGTTAGAGATGTATCTGCTGAATGTTTACAACACAACATGTCAAGTGAAAATGTTGCAATGGTAGAGAAAATTCTTTCTATTGCACTTCAAAAATACAACTTAATAAAAGAAAGTAAAGAACTTTCTGTTGATGTAAAACCAGCCAATGAGAAATTAATAATGCAATTCCTTGCAATCAAAAAAATAGCCGGATTACAAGATAGCAGTTTAAAGGCATATTCTACGGAAATTGACATGATGCTTAAAGTTTTGAAAAAACCGATAGTTGATATTAAAACTAATGATATTAGAGGTTACTTGGCTGTGCAACAATTACAAAGAAATCTTAGTAACAGCTATTTAGATACTAAATTGAGATATCTCAAGAGTTTTTTTAAAACATTAAGAATCGAAGGTTACATATCTAATGACCCAACAGAAAGAATAACAAAAATCAAAATTGAAAAAATTATTAGAAAGAGTTTCTCTCCTATCGAAAAGGAAAAAATTAGGGAAAAGGCTGCTGAAGATATAAGAACTAAAGCGTTAGTAGAATTTTTACTTTCAACTGGATGTAGAGTTGCAGAAGTAGCTAGTGCTAATATCTCAGACATTAAAGATGATAAATTAATAATTAATGGTAAGGGCAATAAACAGCGGTATGTTTACTTAAATGCTAAAGCTAAACTAGCTTTAGATAATTATTTATCAGCAAGGCAAGATGATAATGATGCACTGTTTGTTAGTGAAAAAAGGATTGAAGGTAAGTATAACAGACTACAAAAAGGTTCAATCGAAACATTAATTCGAAATCTTGGAAAAGAAATTGGAATTGAAAAATGTCATCCTCATAGATTTAGAAGAACTATGGCTACGGATGCTCTAAGAGCAGGAATGCCAATCGAACAAGTTGGATTAATGCTTGGACATGAACTTTTAACTACTACACAAATATATGCAAGATCAGATGAAAGCGACATCTATACTGCACATAAGAAATTCGTAGTATGAGGTGACTTTATGATAATAGAGTTTATTTGGCTGTTAGTTTTAGAAATATTGAAAGCAAATAATGTTCAAATTCCATTGAGTGTTCAACTGATGACATATGCGTATATAATAGTAGAAATTATATGGGCATTAAAAGAAATAAATAAAGGAGGAAAATAAGAAGAATGAAAATTGACTGTGACATTACAAGTAACTATCTGAAGAAGAAAAAGGAAATGTGTCTATCATTTAATAAGCATTGCCGTAGCTGCCCGTTTGCAAAGGAACAGACATGGTCAAAAGGATTTTGTGAAAGCGTAGAAATGAACAAACCAGGTGTAGCTATTGACATTGTACAGAAGTGGTCAGACAAAGATTCAAGGTATAAATGGGCAATCAATTCAGATGGCTACTATCCGTACTGTTCAAACTGTGGTTTTGAACCAAAAAAAATAAGTCTGTATTGTCCTCGTTGTGGTGCGAGAATGGATAAGGAGGGTTGAAAATGAAAAAGATAAATCAAAAAAGGTTTGTTAAGCTATCAAGAAGATTTTACGCAGAAAAGGACATCAAAAGAGTCATTAACTTTATGAGAGAGCATAATGGTTTTATTTCTTATCGTGACTTTGTTGTTATCTTATCTATGCACAAATTAAATCTTGATAACACATTGACTTATTTAACACACATGTTTCGATTAGGTGCTAACAAAATTGAAACAAACATAAATGGGGGTATTTGATGGCTAGTATAGTATCACATATTGTATGTTATTTAATCGGTGCAGTAACAGGTGTTGTTATAATGTGCTTATTGAGAGGTGGTGATGACAAGTGAGGACTTTAATTGATGTAACTGATGAGTATTATCGCCTGAAAGCAAAAATGTGTTGCAAGTATCGTTGCAACAACTGTCCGTTATCTAAACAAAGAAATTCGCAACATTTAGCTTGTAATATATTAGAGCGTGAAAACCCAGAAAAAGCATTTAAAATTGTAAAAAAATGGAGTGAAGAAAATGACACCTAATGATTATAGATTAAGACACCCAAGATGTCGTACTTGCGTTTATTGGGAAGGAGGTGCTAAGGACTGCCAAGGCTATAAACGTTGCCGTGTGAAAAATAAAGAAATGGGATGTAACGATGGCAGACTTTGCAAAGTTTATAAGCCAAGGAGGTTTGAAGGATGAAAATGACACCTAACGAATGGAGAAAAAGACATAAGCGTTGTGGCACTTGTATTTATTGGCGAGGAGACCCACTTGAACGAAAACCTTATTGTAAAGTAAAACAAATTAACAAGACTTTAAAAAAAGGTAGATTTTGTAAGGTTTATAAAGCAGAGGAGTTTAAAGAATGAATAAAATAATTAAGTTAGTAAACAATGGTCAAATTGTATTTATTAATACAAATGCAGTTTGGTATATTACCTGTGATAACAGCTCACCAGACACTATTCAAATTATACTTGACAAAGATGAGTTCTTTTTTATTAAGTGGAGAAACAATCCGGGAAAAGTAAAAAAAGAATTAGATAGAATTGAAAAATTTTTACTTGATGATACTACAATGTTGGAGGTAAGAAATGACTGATTGTAGCATTACAAAGAATTACATACATGAACGAAAGAGAAAGTGCGAAGAGCAAAGAAAGAGTGGTTGCATACATTGCTCTTTCCACAACAGAATAGAGAATTGTATAGTCAAAGATATTGAAGATGCAGATATAAACAGGGCAATTAGAATTGTGCAAGATTGGAGTAACAGGAATCCACCAAAAACTCTTTTATCAGAGTTTTTGGAGCATTATCCAAAGACTGAATTAAATAGTGATGGTTTTCCCAGTAATATTGTACCTTGTAGTTTAGGACTTATAAAAAGAAAAGACATATGTAAAAACATGTGTTTATATTTTTATGACAAGGGGCATCCTTGTTATGATTGCTGGAACACACCTAAAGAATCAAATTAGGTAAAATAGCATAGCATTGAAAACACATAGTAGTATTTTGCTCCTTTATCCCCTACTATGTGTTTTTGTTATATAAACACAATATATAGTGTACATCTTTGTGTAGTAATGGTATTGATTAATACCTCAAAAAGAGCGAACATGTGTGTACCGAAAGGGAAAACAACAAACTTTAAGGAGCATAATTATGAATACAAAAACAGCTAAGCAAATCACAGAAATGAAAGAACAGACAATCGGTGTTGAAGTTGAAATGAACAATATCACAAGAAGAAAAGCAGCAAAACTTGCAGCTGACTTTTTTGGCACAGGACGATTTGAGGACACAGCATACCGAAACGGTTATAGCACTTGGTCAGCTTGGGATAGCCAAGGCAGAGAATGGAAATTCCAAAAGGATGTAAGCATTCGAGGAACAGACATTCAGAAATGCGAAATGGTAACACCAATCCTTAAATACGAGGATATAGAAACCTTGCAGGAAATCATCAGAATACTTCGTAAAGCCGGAGCAAAAAGCGACTCAACAAGGGGTTGTGGTGTACATATTCACATTGGAGCAAACGGTCACACAGCACAAACACTAAGAAACCTAGCAAACATTATGGCAAGTCATGAAAGACTTTTAATTGACGCATTGAACATTGACAACGGACGAGTTAACAGCTACTGCAAAACAGTTGACACAAGGTTCTTGGAAAAGGTAAATAAAGTAAAGCCTAGAACAATGTCAGACCTTGCAAATGTATGGTATGAAAGCCACAATTCAATTTACGATAGAAACCAACATTACAACGATAGCCGATACCATATGCTTAACCTACACGCAACCTTCACTAAAGGCACAGTTGAATTTAGACTTTTCCAATTTGACAAACCGGCAAACGGAAAGCAAAACGGACTTCACGCAGGACAACTTAAAAGTTACATTCAGCTTTGCTTAGCACTTAGCCAAATGGCAAAGACAGTAAAGACAGCAAGTCCAAAGCCACAACAAACAGAGAACCCTAAATACGCAATGAGAACTTGGCTTTTAAGACTTGGCTTTGTAGGGGACGAATTCAAGACAGCAAGAAATGTATTCACTAACAGACTTTCCGGTGACACAGCCTTCAGAAACGGCAGAACAGCCTAAGGAAAACTTAATAAACGGCTAACCTTAGAGATAGGGTTAGCCTTAAGGTGGTAGAAGGGTATCCCCTTCAGAAAGGATTGATTTAAAAAATGAAAAAATACTATGTAGCTTACGGAAGTAATCTAAATGTTAAGCAAATGAAAATGAGGTGTCCAGGTGCAACCATTCTTGGTACTGCAAAGTTAAAGGACTATGAACTACTGTTCAAGGGTAGTAAGACAGGTTCATACCTAACTATTGAGAAAAAGGAAGGTAGCACTGTTCCGGTTGTGATTTGGGAGGTAACTGAAAGTGATGAAAAATCCCTTGATAGGTACGAGGGTTATCCAATCTTTTATTATAAGAAAGAATTGAAACTTCAATACAAGGGTATAAGAACCGGCAAAAGACGAACTGTTAATGCTTTCGTATATATTATGCACGAGGAAAACCCTGTTGGTGTTCCTAGCGATTACTATATGAACACTTGCATTAACGGATACGACACCTTTTACTTTGATAAGAATATCCTTATCAATGCTTACAAAAAATCAAAGGAGATGTTCAAAAATGAAAACTAATGAAATGACAATCCACACCTGCCCCAAGTGTGGGAAAGAATACAAAGGGCGTGGTGCTTTATCAAGGGTAGATAGTTTAACAACTATCTGTCCGGACTGTGGCACAAGAGAGGCTTTAGAAAGCATTGGTGTTGATAAAGCCGAGCAAGATAAAATTCTTGGGATTATTCATAAAAATTCAGATTAATAATATAAAATGAGCGAACACTAAAATCTAAAGTGTTCGCCCCTTTCTTTCCTTGTATTACTTATTTTCCCTTGGTGGTATGTAAACAAGGATGTCACATAAATCACAATTCAATACATTACATATCTTATCAATATGATTTAAGTTGACCCTATCACACAATTCATGATACATATCATTAATTGTTGAAGGTCTAATTTTAGTTTTTCGTGCTAATTCAGCTTGAGTCATTCGTAATTCTCCAAGCTTCTTTGAAAGTAAAATTCTAATAGCCATTCTTTCCTATTGCTCCTTCCTATATAAGATAACATAAAGAGAAATGAATTGTATTTCTTATGTTAGAAAATAACGACATAGGATATAAAATAACAAAAATACAATATACTCTAAAATGTTCCACTAATATAATGACAAAAAAGAAAAAATATAATAACTTTAGTTAAGAAAACGAATAACCCACAAAAGCAAAAAAGACCCACAGCAGTAAATTTACATACTGCCGTGGGTCTTTTAATTTTGCACGAAATTTTTAAAATTTTACTTAAACAATTTAAAAAGTTAATGATTTTGTTTGATTTTTTAATTAATTATTTCAAACTTTAACGATTTTGTTCGAATTTTTAATCATTTGTTCAATCTTTTAATTAATTGTTTCAAATTTTAAGGTTCAATAAAGTAAGCCTTACCATTATGCTTATCATTAGAAATCAGCTTACCGTAATACCAACCTTTGTATTTACCACTTTCAATGGTGCATACAATTCTGACACGATAGTCTTTCTTAATCTTGGTATTAGTATTAAACTTGGTTTCTTTAGAGTTAAGTCTATGGAACTTACTACCAGCTTTGAATGTCTTAATCTTGTATGTAGATAGTCCACTAATTGACTTGCAAATATGACTATTTGCAATATAGTAAACTTCATTCTTATACTTTACCTTAGACCAACCAAAACCATCATCAGACATCCAGGTTACTGCTGTACCTCTCTTGATGTTCTTTGCCGGTACACTACTCTTGCCTACTGTGTCACGATATGCTGACTTATATAGTGCTGCATTATGACTTACTTTAACAGTTTTATTTGTGTCAGTAACTTTACAACCATTAGTAAGGTTAGTAGCTGTATGACACTCGTCATTAAGCAAAATATCGCCTTCACAGAGGTAGTTATCAGATGTAAGGTACTTATTATCTGTTAAAACCTTAAAGCCTGCATCAGCTAAAATCTTACGCATATTACCTGTATATGTACAAGTGATATTCTGCAAAGCCTTGATACCTAGTAGATGACCAGTTGCTTTAATATTTGCAATAACACCAGCTGAGCAATCTGCATCACATTTTTTAGTAATCTTACTAGGATTATAATTAACCTTCTTAAGTTCATTATAATAGCTATCTCTATTGTACTGATTATAACCAATATGGTCATTGTTTGCAGCTTTTCTTGCAAGGTCTGCGATTTTCTTTCTTACTTTTTTGTTTGGATGACGAAGAACGCATTTCCAAGGTCTTGAGTACCATGGTATAATCCACCACTCTGTACCTGTCTGATCACCGGCTTTACCACCTACAATATGGCCTCTTTCATCTCCACCACTATTGCTAATCATAATTATTTAGCCTCCTTATTTGATAATTTTCCCACTTTTTGTACGCATCCAAGTAATACTCATCTTTATCGCCATTGAATGTTACTTCATAATACATACCGTCACTAACCGTTGTAGATAATAATGCTTTATGGTGCTGCAAAGTCTTACAGAACCATACTACATACACATCATTTTTAGTAATTTTCTTTTTATCAGTTACATCTACTCTCTTGTTATAGTAGTCTACAACCAACTGCTTACATTCTTCTTGTAAATTCATTTTACTGTTCCTCGCTTTCATCCACCTCAGGAAGACCTGAAACAGATGTTAGAATTGATAGCACACCAGCAAGAACTGATGCAGATACAACTGCTACCCAATCAACTTCTGTTAGAAGTGCAGTAGCACCGATTGTAGCAACTGCAGTTTGAGCAGTTGTCTTGACTGCTCTTACAGCAGCAGCTTTCCACCACTTTTTCCAATTCCTCATATTCTCACCTCCTTTCCTATCATCCGTGGATAATAAATCCTAAGTAGTAGCCAACCAACCCTGTGGCAACTGCTCCTAAAATAAGTCTTACCCAATATTTCCATGAATCTCTTTTACTTTGTTCAATCTTATCAATCTTCTCAGACTGTTCTTCGAGTTGTTTCGATTGAAATTTGATAGATTGAGCAAGTTCGTTTACGCTTATCGTTAAAGATTGAAGATTTTTACTCTGTTCCTCTAAATCTTTAATCCTGTGTTCTGCTGCTATAATTTTAGTTTCGTGTTCAGTAATAGCCTTAACAACACTCTCAGCATCCATATAAGCCACCATCTCCCCTAAAAAAAGCACTACCTTAATTGGTAGTGCTTTGGCTTAATGATTACACAAATATTATGTTTGTGAATCATCATATTCATTTTCTTCTTCGTTATCTTCACCCCACATTGCAATTACTGCAGCATAGTATTCATCAGATAACACATTCTTTAGCACTTCTCTATCTTCTTTAGTGTTGCTAAATGAATTTCGTTCATTACTGCCAACCTGCATTTCTACACCATTTACAGTAATAAACTGTTGCTTTAATACCGATACACTTTCCGGAGTTAGCATATCAAGAGTTACTCTTTCTTTCAGTTCCATTTTATAATCCTTTCCTAGCTATTAATTAAATAACTAAATGTAGTTGTAATAGTTTCATCAGAAGCAAAATTTCCACTAATTTTATTAATATAAAAATGAGTTCCACTAACTGCTAACTTATATTGATTATTAGCACTCGAAATAGCTAACCATCTATAAGTTTGACCTATTGTAGCCATAAACGGTAAACCTAAACAATCAAGATAATTTTTATCCGAAGGTAAGTTTGAAACAGCTATTTGAATTGTTACCATATTTTCAATTTTTGTATAATTGAACTTAGCGATAATATTAGTGCCTTGATAATATATATTACCAATACCCGTTTCAATTTTCGAATTATCGTACTTCTTTTGAATATCATTGCTATTTTGCTTAATTTTTTCATCTAACAAATCATTTTTATAATCTGTATAGATTTTTGTATCAGCTATATATTTAAGCTGAAAATCACAATCTGCAATAATATTTGTTATTGGATAGTAAGTGTATAAAGAAAGTATTTTATCAACTTCAGCCTTAGATAAATCAACCCTAATCGGCTTTGCAAGTGGAGCAACCATATACACTTCATTGTCATCAAGCCACTTTTTAAATTTTGCAATATCACCATCAAATTCAGTCATTCTGATTGCAATTCCAACACCACTAACATTTATCCAACCTATTGAATTATCAAAAGCAGTATTCTTTTCATTTTCTCCTACATCAAGATGACTGCATAAAATCAAAGGTTTGTTGTCTTTCACATCAAATGAATATGAATAGTCGTTTCTGAAAAATCTATGGGTTGCTTTTGAATAATTCCATTCGAGGCTGGTTGACTTTCTCTGTGATGTGATTCTTTCTACAAATAATCTTTGTGTTATGTAACCTGTACCATCGCTATTTACTGTTAGAGTATCACACACATTTCCTATACCTCTTAAAGTACATTGTATATTATTACTTTGTCTGTCACTATCATTTGAAAAAGTGATACTCGGATTGTTAATATTATTAATATCAACAGGATTTGTTGGTGTAGGTATTGCACTTTGAGTTGATTTACCGTACAAAGTTAACCCAACAATGTTACAATCACTACTGTCATTAAGCACAATGCTAGTTGACTTATCTGTTGTAACTTTAATAGCGTTTTGTAAAACATCTGCTTTAAGTTGTACAATGTCTGTAGCGTTCTGCTTTACTGCTGTATCGTTGCTTGTCTTGTATGCATTAAAGTCTGTATTATCAACTTTATCTACTTTCAATACAACAATATCAGCTTTGTTCTGTGCAATGTCTGCACGTGGTTGTTCTGACTTTGTTTCAACAAAATCCCACACACCTTTTACGCTAGGATAAGTAGTTGTGCTAGGGTGTGTAATCACATC